TGGACAGTTTGCTGGGCAAGGTGTTCAGGGTTCTCTTTCTAACTTCCAAGGTACTCAAGGTAGGCAGGGTACTCAAGGTGCTCAAGGGACTCAAGGTGCTCAAGGTACTCAAGGAGTTCAAGGACTTCAAGGTGTTGCTGGAGATCCTGGATTTTGGACGGCAAGATACTTTACGACTTCCACAAGCAGTTACTATATTAGGAATAACATCTCACTTTCCGGTGCGACAGAAACATATGGTGATGTTGGTTCTATTCAGAATAGTTATTATGTGAATGCCACTAAAGTCGGTATTAATAAATGGAGATTTCCTTCAAATGGCAATGCAAATAATCCAAAGGCATTTATTACTACCACTGAGTACTTTACCGCATTTAGGGCAACATTAATAATTCCATACCCGATGCAGTATTATTATTACATGGGATTTGGAGTAATAGGTTCTGATAATATTCCATACGGTATTGATCTTGCTTATCATTCAAATAATGTTAGAGAGGGAGACACAATTATTATTGATTTTGATCAGTTTGGTAATTTGACATTTACAAATCAAACTTACAATAACCTCTTAATTGCTTCATTTGTTATAAATGGTAGTTCAAAAAGATTTATACTTGGAGCATCATCTACTATAGGTTGGGGAAATGCCCTCTATCATGATTTTACACTGTCAATAACTCCTAAAGGTGAAACAGGTGGAAGTATAGATTTTCCAAATGTGACCAATTTCATGATTGTCAATCCTAGTCAGTATACTCCTAGTACTTTTTCTCAAAATGTAAAATCACTGGGGGTTTATGATGGTGGAGTATATTTCACGAAGACGGGAGGAACTGATGGTAATTATGATGCTCGTGTTTCTTCAAAGTTGGGATATGTTGATGGATGTTATGCAACTCATGCAATATCCAATGGAGCTAGTACTCAATCGGATTATAGTTATCTTAGATGGCCATCATATCAATACGGAAATACTCCTTCCACAACAATAATTCCAAAACTTGCCTATGGATTGGTGACAAATCCGCACATATTAAGGAATGATAATTATTATAGGTCCGATCTGCAGTCTTATGGTTATGTACAATTAACTACCACATGGCAACAAATTAATTATTGTTGGAAATGGGATTATGACACTAGCGTTGGTGGTTATTATCCAGTAATATATGAAAATGGTGTTGTTGTAGTAAATTACAACTCAATTTCTGCAATGCTTTACACAGCATATTCTTCACAAACTCCATATGTTGATTCAACATCAATATACTATGATGGATATAATGTCAAATATTATATTGGAAATATTTTAATTAGGACTGTAGCTAGATCTGTTGGAAATCCTCTATATTTTGATGCATTTCTTTCAAAAACTAGTGATAAAGAAGGTCCCTTCAATTTCCAACCAATACCTAAGGCAGGTGCTCAAGGTGCTCTTTCAAACTTCCAAGGTACTCAAGGTCTCCAAGGTCTCCAAGGACTTCAAGGTCTTCAAGGACTTCAAGGTCGCCAAGGACTGCAAGGTGTTCAGGGTCTTGATGGTTTATTTGCAGGACAAGGTTCTCAAGGACTTCAAGGTCAACAAGGTACTCAAGGTATTCAAGGACTGCAAGGTGTTCAGGGTCTTGATGGTATATTTGCAGGACAAGGTGCTCAGGGTCTTATTGGTTCTGGACTCTCTGAAGCATTATCAATTGCATATTCAATTGCTCTATCTTAACACATAAATACTCAAAAATAGGTAATATTTGAAATGGCAAAGAAATTACTTCCTAATTATGTCTTTACTCCAGGAGCTGCAAACTCCGGAACTATTGTAGTTACTGGTAATCATCCTTTACGTAGATTACTCGTTATTACCAATACTACTATTGGAACAATAATTTATAACTTTGCAGATGGAAGTAAGGGTGGATCAGTATCTTATAATCAAACAACGGATAAAACAACTATCACTTTAGAATGTGATACTTCGTCAATGAATAGTGCAGATCAGTTGCAGATATTTGTTGACGTTGAACATCAACAGATTGAACTTTCAGAAACTTTTATTGATCCAGTAAGTAAAATTAGAGTATCAACTCCAGAAAATTTAATTGATACTGACTTTGAATATGGTCTTCAATCTTCTAAATGGGAGACACTTGAGTTAGTTAATAATATCCCATCATTTTATGCAAGTCAAAATGATGTTGCACTGCCAAATATTAATTCAGTAACATCAGTATTAAACTCAAGAATTATTACTGTTAGGACAGCAGATGATCATGGGTTATCTGTCGGAATACCTGTTGATATTAGGGGGTTAGCATCACAAACTGCCGAAGGAAAATATATCGTTGCTAAAGTCCCCTCATCAAAAACTTTTACATATCTTGCTCGTTCCGTACAAGCAGAAACAAAAGAACTATCTGGATCTTATACTGTAATCACTCCTGGTCAATTTTATCAGGGGTCACAAATTTCTATCAATGCCGGTAAAGGAATAGAAACTGATAACCAAACTCCCTCAACATTATCTGCCAGTACCGATTATGTTCACGGACTTTCTGCGGGTACAAGTTTATATTTGACAAATACTATCGCAGCAAAATTAGTAACATTAAGTCAATCTACATCATCAACAGCCCCTGATGGAAGACCATATGTTGACTTTTCGGAAACTTATGTTGGGAATGGAAATTTTGATTCCACCAAGACAGAAACCAGGCAGATGACTGGAACTTATGCATTTAAATTTGATGCATCTTCTGTAGATCTTGCAACTAGTAAAATTCTTTGGCCAAATAGTAACCTATTGATTGGGGCTTGCGTTTTGTATTCTCCACCCGCAGGCGATGATGCAATTGGTGGTCTTCAAAGACTTCAAATTTATTATGTAAAAACAGTAGATTCTACCGGAATTACTTTGTGTGAAACTACGGGTGGTGTAGTTGGAAATAATAGTCAAATATCGTTCACCAATAAGGGAACTTACAACTACGGTAGAGGGCAATTGCTCATATGCTATGAGATTGCTTATGTCTATAAAGGTAATTATGATTATTATACTTACTTTTATCATAGAAATTATCAAACAGGAGGTAATCTTTCTGGTTATGATATTCAAAGTCAATTTGGATATACTAATGCAGCAAATACTGGAAGATCTGGATATTGGGGATATGGTGGAGTAGAACCTGATAGGTATATGGTTGTCCGTAAAAATGGGACATCATTTCCATCGGGAGTATTTGATAATGTTTATTACAGTACTGCAATAAATGCCAATTTCAATTTAGGTAAATCTTCATCAACTCCAGATGGATATGATTTCATTGAAGACTTTAGTAGGTTTGATAATGGTTATAATCAAACCGGTTATCCAAATTTGGTAAATCGCAACGGTCAATATCATTTTTCATTCTATAATGTTGGCAATTATTACACTTATAACTACGAATATCAATATCCAGGAAATGGAACACCAGCAACTATATTTGTTGTTCCTTTACTCTTTGATCAGGAGGCAGATTCTTTCTATGTTCAAAATCACGGATTAAGTAATGGAGACTCAATAACAGTAACTGCTACAAGTGGTTCAAATATACAAACACAAACTGCAGCATCATCTTATAATGAAACTCCAACATTTTCAACATTAACAAGTCCATTTACAGGAACTGTTACAAAATTATCAAATAATAGATTTAGAATAACATCAAGTACAAATAGAATCAGACTTGCAAGGGGCATATATTCAACAACTTTAAGTCTTCCAAATCCAACTGCAAATACATTATATCTTCCAAACCACGGGTTTGCTACAGGAGAACAAGTAGAAATTTATGCCAACCCTGGTGGAGTAATGCCATCAACAACAGGAGGAGCAATTGCCCCAGTTGTTGATGGGTCAACTTTAACCACAGTATATTCCATCGTCAAATCAACCTTAGATACTGTTAAATCTTCTCTCGGGTCTGATGCATATAAACTTTTATACAACACAGGTAGTGCATACTATCCATTTGCAAACCCATACAATAGTGTAAGTTTGGGTTCTGGTTATCAAAATTTGGAAATGTACTATTATTATGATTATGTAAATCTATATAATTCGGGTGGGGGAAATATTGGATCATATTCCGCAAATCTTACCGCAAACAATTCTTGGGCAACAGGTACGGTTTATGATGTACACACATCAACAGCATTGAAAGGTAAAGGATTTAATATTATCACAAATCCTTGGGCAAATAATACTCAGGTTGATTATCACATTAGGATACAGGAAATTCCTAGTCCTGCATCATTAGGAGCCAGTTATATCGAAAGATATTATAGCACCATTAGTTCATATAGATACAATTATTACAATCTTTCTACCACCAGTAACAATAATACAAGAGGATTTTGGAATTCTTTAACTGATGGTTGGAGTTATACTTGGGATGGGTCTTACCATAAAGCTGGACCAAACAACGGATATACGTGCGGATTATTTATTTTTAGTATGACGATTGATAATAGTAATTGGGCCGGTTATACAAGTAATAATAATTTTAATACCTATGATGCCAATTATGGTATAGAATGGATTACTGCAGGTTATGGTGGATCTCGGTATCAAATTTATGGAATGATACCAATTATGACAGGTGCTGATAGTGGAGGTACTAAGTATGGGATGACATCAGGATCTGTGGCATCCGTTCAAAGTATTGTACAGTCAATTGCCACAAATATCAAAAATACACTAACTCTTCCTTCTTTTAATGCGGGAGGAACGACAACGGCAGAAGTTATATCCACCAATGATAATAGAGTTTCATTCAGAAGTGCCGATTCAAATAAAAAAACATATGATATTTCAGGATCTGGAACAAGCCCATTAGTAGTCAAGGCAAAAAGTTTAGTTGGTACTCTTGATGGATACTACAACTTATCTTCAGTAAGTTCAAATCAATTTAATATTGGATTAGATTATCAAGTTGCAACAAGATACTTAAACTTCACAAGTGCAAATGTAGTTGATATATCAGGTATTGTTTATCTTAAATTAGATTCTCACGGACTAAATAACGGTCAAAAGGTAATATATAATCAAACAAATTCATCTGATAAAATACCAGGAATTACAAGTGGAACTGATTATTATGCAATTCCATTTGATGAAAATTATTTAAAACTTGCATCAACATATCAATATGCAATTGATAAAAATAATGTCGGAATAGCTACCACCACTTCAGGAAATTTCAATTTAGCAATTAATTCAATTTCTGGATCAGCAGTTGGACCAGGAATTGTAAGTGTGACATCGGATAGTAGTTTGGTTTCCGGAGATTCTAGTTCATTGTTTAAGAGGTATTTTAAAGATGGAGATACTTTCACCATAAAAAATGCATCTTCAACTCCAGGATCATTAGTAAATTATGAAATTAGTTCAATTTTAAGTGATTCAAAACTCTATTTAACTCAACCGGTAGGATTTACATCATCTTCTGCAAATTATTTGGTATCTACAAAGGCTTATGTAAGAGCAGATGGCACATTTCAACACAGACCATTTGATGGAGGTGTTGAAATCACTTGTGGTAAATCTCCGAATAGTTCTATTGTTAGGCAGACTCGTAAGTATTTTAGATACCAGTCCGGTAAAGGGATTCAATGTTCTGTTGCAATTAATTTTAATCCATCTCGTCTTGCAGAATCTATCTACGGAACCGGAACAACAGCAACAGTAACAACATTTTATGCACATGGATTAGTATCTGGAAATTCAGTAACAATAACAGGTTCTGCAGATTCGGCATACAATGGGTCATTTACTGTAACCTCTGCAACAGATTTTACATTTACATATACAACAAATACTACACCATCAACATCATTACCTGGAGGTATTATTGAATATACCATTTCAACAGGACAAATAGTGTAGTTAGGGCAGGAATGTATGATTATCAAAATGGTTTTTACTATGAATATGATGGTTCAACAGTATATGCCGTTAGAAGGTCATCTGTTCAACAAGTACCAGGAAGATCTCAAGTAACAAAGAATAGCAATATTGTTTATGGTACTGGCACAAATTATACCGGAACTTTATCCACAAATTCATATATTGTCATTAGAGGTCAATCATATAAGATAACAAGTATTATAAGCAATACTGAATTGCACATCCAACCAGCATATAGGGGAATTTCATCAAATAATGTAATTATTACAAAAACTGTGAATACCAGAGTTCCACAGTCAGAATGGAATATTGATATATGCGATGGAAATGGTCCAACTGGATATCTTCTGGATAAGACTAAGATTCAAATGGCATATATGGACTATTCTTGGTATGGTGCAGGTAAGATTAGATTTGGATTTAAAGATACTTATGGTCGCGTTAAGTATACTCACGAGTTTATTCATAATAATAGGCTTACTGAAGCATATATGAGATCTGGGAATATTCCAGCAAGATATGAAATTGAAAATATTGGAACTCCTACTTATGTTCCAAGTATATTCCACTGGGGAACTTCTGTAATTATGGATGGAAGATTTGACGATGATAAGGCATATCAATTTACTGGGGGATCAAATACACTCTCATATACAAATGGTCAGGTTAATAGTGCAACAACATCTGCGGCATCCGTTCTCAATCCAAAATATAATCAATCTACTCGTTTATTTGATTTTTATGTAAGTATTCCATTTGCAACTTCTGCATCACCAAAATTGACTACAGGAACTCCACTATATGGATCTGGACTAACTGGACAAAAAATTGCTTATACTCAGTTTGATTCCGGTGCTGTCAATGCATTTATTCTTATAGCATCTTCTTCCAATTATCCAGCATCTTATCCAAGTGTTCCTTCTGGATCAACTGTTTATATTGGTGCTGCCCAAGGAGCTAACTCATCTGAATCTGATTTATTGATTGATAATGTTCCACTTATCAGTATCAGATTGGCACCTTCGGTTGACAATAATTTGGCAGGATCTTTAGGTGCCAGAGAAATTATTAATAGAATGCAATTGCAACTAAAAGAACTTGGAATATCATTAACACACGATTGTGAGGTTAATTTGATACTTAATGGATCATTAAGTACAAAAAATTATACAGCAGTTAGTCAACCATCACTATCTCAGTTAATTAAACACAATAAAGGTGATGTTATAGTTGGTGGAACAATTCTATACTCTCTTCGTGCTTCTGGTGGTGCTGCAAATACTACTTCAGATAAGAGATCATCAGTATCCAGTAATTTTGACTTATCCAATATTACTGACTTGGGTAATTGTATTAATGGTGGGGATGGAGTTTTTCCAAATGGTCCAGACATAATTACCGTAGCAATTAAACCAACAAACACTTCCTCAATTACATCTGCTCAACCATTAGAAGTTAATGCCCGTATTACTTGGACAGAATCTCAGGCATAAAATATACATCCCAAATTGTCTAATATATAATAAACAACATTATATGATTGTATGAATTTCGTTAAATATGCATTGGAAAATGGTGGAAGTATTCACCCATTAATTATTCCTTCATCAGATTTAAAAGGGCCCGGACTTACAAATCCATCAATTTATAATGATAATGGAAAGATTTTTGTAAATATTAGAAATATTAATTATACTCTCTATCATTCTGAAAAAAAGAAGTATCAACATCATTGGGGACCTCTTGTTTATATACATCCAGAAAATGATGTAAAACTTAGAACGAATAATATTTTTTGCGAAATGAACGATGATATGAGCATCAAATCATATCATCGTATTGACACATCCATGTTTCCCGATAAAGAACTTTGGGAATTTGTTGGACTTGAGGATGCTCGTATTATTCGTTGGGATGGGAAACTTTATATCTGTGGTGTAAGAAGAGACTTAGACTTAATTGGTACTGGTAGAATGGAGCTATCAGAAATTGAAATTACTGATAATGGTGTAAAAGAAATCGCACAGTATCGTATTCCAACTCCAAGATCAGATGAAGGGTATTGTGAAAAGAATTGGATGCCAATTCTGGATATGCCCTTTCATTTTGTGAAGTGGACCAATGGTACTGAAATTGTTAGGTATGATACAGAAACAAATACTACTGAACAAGTACTTGTTACAGATTGGAAAGATCTTGGATGTATTGATTTGAGAGGAGGTTCCCAAGTCCTTTCTTTGGGTGACAAATATTTTTGCCTCTGTCACGAAACATTTCTGCACAGAAGTGAGCAAGACAGAAAGGATGGTACTTATCGCCACAGATTTGTTATGTGGGATAAAGATTGGAGTAATATAAGAGTATCAAAACAATTTTCCTTTATGGAGGCAGAAATTGAATTTGCTGTTGGTATGTGCGAATATGGCAATGACTTTTTGATTACATTTGGATTTCAGGATAATGCTGCATATCTTCTCAGAGTATCTCAAAAATTTGTCAAGGATTTTATTTTTGAAGACTTGAATAAAAAAGTTGTAAAAATAAATCCAACGGATATTAAGGAAGAATTAAATTGGACCGATGTTCCTGGTTTGGAGCAGAAAAAACCATGAGTGTATCAATAATCTGTGCTTGTAAGAATAGAAATGCACCTCTCAAAATATCTTTATCGTCATGGTTGTCATTTTCTCAAATTTCAGAAATTATTATTGTTGATTGGAGTTCTGACGAATCATTAAACGATCTTGCAAATTTAGATTCCAGAATTAAAATTATATCTGTACCAAATCAGAAATATTTTAATCAACCAGAACCTTTAAATCTTGCATTAAGTTTGACAACGGGGGATTACATTCTTAAGTTGGATTCCGATCATGTCATCAATCCATATTTAAATTTCTTTGAAAAATATAATATTGATAAAAATAGTTTTGTCAGTGGGCAACCATCTGTCAAGAATTATGAATTTTATAATCAAGAAACAGGTACATATGTAATAGATCACACTAGAATGTCCTTCGAAGATCTGAGGGATTATTTTAGATGTTCCTTCTCATATTACAAACATTTGTATGGACTTCTTTTTATTGCAAAAGAAAATTTGATTGAGATTGGTGGGTATAATGAAAATTTGGGGGAATATTATGCTGTTGAGGATGATGAGATATATCAAAGACTTGAGATTTTCGGTCTAAATCATATTAAAATAAAATATGATGATTCATTTTTTCATATTCCTCATCCAGACAAAAAACGTATAGAAAATTTTAAAGCGTATCACACCGATAATGAATTGAATTCTGAAATTTATGCGTCAGTACAGTCACAAGGATATTGTGGTGATGAACTTGAATGGCAAGCAGGATATGCTTTAACGCAAGCACATATTAAAAAGAATAAACAGCATCATCTTAAGGAAGATGAAAATTATTATTTTCAATCAAAAATAAAATGGGATGTAACTCAAATTAATGATCAACTCTATATTGCAGAAAAATTATACACAAATAAACTACAAGAGTTTCCAACAGTATATTATATATCTCTGGAGGAAAGTGTAGGTCGTCAAAAAAATATTACTAAACAATTTTCACAATATGGAATAACACCAATTCCAATAATTTCCAAAAGATTTAAAGATTCTGACGATATAGTTACCGGAAAATATATTAATCAATTACTTCCAGGAACAATAGGATGTGCAGTATCACATTTAAAGGCTATTAAAGAATGGTATAATACTACTAATGAAGATTATGCTTTCTTTTGTGAAGATGATCTAAGTTTAGAAACAGTTCAATATTGGAACTTTACTTGGACACAATTTATTAATTCATTGCCAAATGATTGGGAATGTGTTCAACTATTGTATTTAAAAAATGATGGCAATGTGTCATCATTAGATCTTAAGGAAAGGGAATGGGATGATTGGGCAGTTACCGCATACATTATAACTAGAGATTATGCAAAGAAAATAATTGATAGTTATTGTATCGAAGATACTTATAACTTAGAATTAAAAAATTCTGAAGTAATGCCATTAGTTGAAACTTTATTTTATAGTTTAGGTAAATCATATTCTATTCCTTTATTTGTAGAAGATTGTACTTTAAATTCTACATTTACAGAAAATAAAGAACATGATCAAGATTTACATGGTAGTACGCATAGAAGATCTTACGACAAAATTATTCAATTATGGAAAGATAAAAAAATGACTCCAAATAAAAAAATTGTAGATTATTTCCCATTTTTTGCCCCAACTGGAAAAGAAATGTTGGAACTTAGAGTTGCCATTCTCAATGATTATGTTGATGAGTTTATTATTTGCGAATCAAATAGAACTCAAAGTGGTGTTCCTATTGAATACGAACTTGAAAATATTATTGACGAATTAAAATTGCCAAAAGATAAGATTAGAATTATCAAATTAAATATTCCCGATGACGAAAATCTTGAAGTACAAGAAATTGATCATCATAATTGTTATGACGGCAATAGTTCAAATATAAATTCTCTTCGTGCAAGAGCAAGAGAAAGAATGCAAAAAGATGCATTACTTTCCGTTTTGGATGATTATAGTGATGACACTGTATTCATTCATAGTGATAGTGATGAAATCGTCAAACCAGATTGTATTGATTATATTTCCAGTGTTGTTAGATCTGATTTAGAGGTAGTAATTAGAATTCCCATAGTTCATTTGGAAGGAAGGGCTGATTTAAGAGTATACATGGAAGATACCAATCAACCCAAAGAATGGACTGGTATGTTTTTTGCGACAAAAATTCATTTGCAAAAGGCAACTCCAACACAAATTAGATCTAATGTATTCAATCCACTTCCAATAAATTTCCTTACAGAAAATGGACAAATACTTCAAGATTTGGGGTGGCATTTTTCTTGGATGGGATCATCGGATATTAGAAAGGCAAAATGTAAAGCATTTACTCATTATGATGATGAATTTGATTATCTAGTAACTTCCAAATATAAAAATGATGATACTGCAATATTTCAAAATAATTTGATTGTTGCAGAAAATCAAACTCCACCATCTGGTATTAAAAATACGATATTAAAAAAGTATCAAATAGAAAATCTTCCAAAAGAAGTATTTAAATCTGAAGCAATAAAGAATTTTCTTTTGCCAGAAGTAAAGACAACATCTGATACATTTAAAATTGAATATGAGAATGCTTGCAATACTCCAAGCGATATTAATGAAAATCTTCCAATTTTATTTGAATTTGCAAATAAATGTAACCATGTTACTGAAATGGGAGTTAGATATGGAACTAGTACTAGAGCATTTTTAAATACTGATGTTATTCTTAGATCTTATGATGTTTTTATAGATGAAGAAGTTTTAGATTTATTTAAAATAGCAAAAACTTATGGTAAAAATGTCGAATACATTAAATCTGATGTGAGAGAAATTGAAATAGAGGAAACAGATCTTCTTTTTATTGATACTTGGCATTGTTATGATCAATTAAAAACTGAACTCAAACTTCATCACAATAAAGTAAAGAAGTACATTATTTTTCACGATACACACACTTTTGGTGTCAAGGGAGAAGAATCTGAAATTGGATTACTTCCCGCAATTATCGAGTTTTTAATTGAGTTTCCTGAGTGGAAATTTATTTTACATAAAGTTAATAATAATGGATTGACCATTATTGAAAAAAATAATAATCAAAATTTGCACAAAGATATAAAAATAAAAACTGAGATTGAAAAATTACTAACAAATTATGCATTAGATCCAGAAAATCCAGAATCTAATTTTCTATTAGGACTTTGGTATGAAAGAGAAGGGCATAATGCTCCTGCTCTGTCGTATTTCCTAAGATCTGCAGAAAGATCTGATAATATTAATTTTCAATATCTTTCACTAATTAAATGCTATTTTTGTTATGAGAGACAAGGAACTAGAGATAATACTGCAAAATCAATATTACTACAAGCAATATCAATTTTACCCAGGAGACCTGAGGCATATTACCTAGCGTGTAAATTCCACGAAAAAAGAAATCAATGGTCAGATTGCTATGCATATGCATGTCAAGCATTAGAAGTATGTGAGTTTAATTTGGAAGAATTAGAGTGTGATGTGGAATATCCCGGAAAGTATGGACTATTCTTTGGTAAGGCAATATCGGCATATTGGTGGGGTAAGGGAGATGAAGCAAGAGAAACTTTTAATTATATTCTCGATAATTATGATCTTCCACATAAAGATAAAAACCTTATTCACGATAATATAATTCGTATTGGAGGTGAAATTAAAGATAATATTTTGTAATATTATAAAAACTACCAGGAAAAACATAAATAAAAATAAAAATGCCTAAACTGAAGTCCCACAAAACAGTTGAACAGATTGCAAAGAAGCATAATCTTGATGTTTCTTTCATTCAAAAACAGTTGGATATGGGAGAACCAATAGAGCACGAGCATACCAAAGATCATACTCTTGCGACGGATATTGCTCTTCAACATTTAGACGAAATTCCTGATTACTATACCAGACTTAAAAAAATGGAAGCATCAGCAAAAAAGGAACATAGAAAATTCAAAGATGTAAAGGAAGCATTAGACGAGCAAAGATATTGCCCTCTTTGTGACAAAAGAGAAGCAAGATCAGAATGTTCTTATGGTGAAAAAGCTTGGGATAAGGTTTCTGTGAAAGATCACGAATATTCTATGGCAAGATCAGAACTTGCTACGATGTCAGATGCCATAAAGAGACTTCAAAAGAAAATGGGCAAGGGTGAAGGAAATATTGAGGCTTGGGTTCAATCAAAAATTACCAAGGCAGCAGATTATATTGATACTGCTGCCGATTACGTTGCAAGTAAAGAAATGAAAGAGCACAGAGGAATTGTTGCAGAAATTCTCAAGGATATTCAAGAAGAAGATCCTTGCTGGAAAGGATATACTCAAGTTGGTATGAAAGATAAGAACGGAAGAAAAGTTCCAAATTGTGTTCCATCAAAAGGTGTTCCAAAGGCAAAGGGTTACAAGAAAGAAGATGTAACAATTGAAGATGTAAATGGAAATACATTTGCAGAAGTTGTTGATGTTATCAAACCAGAACCGATCAAAGGATTTACGCAGCAAGTAGATGAAGCAACTCGTCTTCCCGCTACAACCGGCAATATTATTTCTGTGATGTTGAATTGGAGAGGAAAAACCTATGGAACAAAAATGTTTTTCCCACAAACAAAACTTCCATCAAGAAAAGATGTTGAATATGAAATTCAAAAAGTTTATCCTGATTGCAGAATACTGACATATAAGGTTGCAGAATTTGTTCCAGGACAAGCACTCATTTATGTGGATAATACAAAATCAAAAAACTATTTGATGAATAATAAGACTATTGGTGAAGAGACAATTGAAGAAGTTGCGGCATGGCAAAGAAAGGAAGGAAAGTCAGAAAGCGGTGGACTTAATGAAAAGGGTCGTAAGTCTTATGAAAGAGAGCATCCAGGAAGTGATTTAAAAGCACCTCAACCAGAAGGTGGTTCTCGTAGAAATTCCTTTTGTGCCCGTATGAAAGGAATGAAAAAGAAACTAACATCAGCAAAAACAGCAAACGATCCAGATTCAAGAATAAATAAGTCACTTAGAGCCTGGAACTGTTAATACAGTATGTCTGACGTATATCTTGGCAATCCGCTTTTAAAAAAAGCAAATACCCCTATTGAATTTACAGAAGATCAGGTTCTTCAATTTATTAAGTGCAAAGAAGATCCAGTATATTTTGCAAAGAATTACGTACAGATCGTAACTCTTGATAAGGGATTACAACCCTTCAAGATGTATCCGTTTCAGGAAAAGTTGGTTAACAACTTTCATAATAGTAGATTCAATATTTGTAAGATGCCACGTCAGACTGGTAAGTCTACAACTGTTGTGTCATATCTTCTTCATTATGCAGTATTCAATGATAATGTGAATATTGGTATTCTTGCAAACAAGGCAGCAACCGCAAGAGAACTTTTAGATCGTCTTCAAACTGCATATGAAAATCTACCCAAATGGATGCAACAAGGAATTATATCTTGGAACAAAGGTTCTCTTGAACTGGAGAATGGAAGTAAAATCTTGGCTGCTTCTACTTCTGCTTCTGCGGTTCGTGGTATGTCTTTCAATATCCTCTTTTTGGATGAATTTGCATTCGTTCCAAATCATATTGCAGATTCATTCTTTGCTTCGGTATATCCAACAATTACTTCTGGTAAAAGCACAAAGGTTATTATAGTCTCCACTCCTCACGGTATGAATCATTTCTACCGTATGTGGCACGATGCCGAACGTGGTAAAAATGGATATGTATTCACAGACGTTCATTGGAGTGAGGTTCCTGGTAGGGATGAGAAATGGAAAGCAGAAACAATTGCAAATACCAGTGAACAACAATTCAAGGTTGAGTTTGAATGTGAGTTTCTTGGTTCCGTTGATACTCTGATTGCACCATCCAAACTCAGAGCCCTCGTATACGACAATCCTAAGACAAGCAGCGGGGGTTTAGACGTACACATAGATGTGCAGGATGGTCACGATTACCTAATCACTGTAGACGTTGCTAGAGGGGTAGGAAACGATTACTCTGCATTTACAGTTGTTGATATTACCAGTTTTCCGCATAAAGTTGTTGCAAAATATAGAAATAATGAAATTAAACCTATGCTATTTCCGAGCATAATTTACGATGTTGCAAAAAGTTATAACAATTCATATATCTTATGTGAAGTAAATGATGTTGGTGATCAAGTAGCAAGTATTCTTCAGTATGATTTGGAATATCAAAATCTTCTGATGTGTTCTATGAGAGGTAGGGCAGGTCAAATTGTTGGACAAGGATTTTCTGGAAAGAAAACTCAACTTGGTGTGAAGATGTCCAAAACCGTTAAAAAAATTGGATGTCTAAATCTCAAAACAATGGTTGAAGAGAATAAACTCATCTTTAATGATTACGAAATTATGAGTGAATTGACAACATTCATTCAAAAGCACAATTCATTTGAGGCAGAAGAAGGTTGTAATGATGACTTGGCAATGTGTTTGGTAATTTATGCCTGGTTAGTTGCACAGGATTACTTTAAGGAATTGACAGATCAGGATGTAAGAAAAAGATTATATGAAGAACAAAAAAATCAAATAGAACAAGATATGTCTCCTTTTGGATTCATTTCAGATGGATTTGGTGAGAATACTTTTACTGATGTTGATGGCGATACCTGGCACCTTGATGAGTATGGAGATCGTGCTTATATGTGGGAATATATGTAAATCAGTTTTTTAATAAATATTTTTTAGATAAACTGAGACTTTACGGAGAAAAACATGGCGACTCCTCAATTATCTCCAGGCGTACTCGTCAGAGAGGTTGATTTAACAGTAGGAAGAGTTGATAATGTTTTGGATAATGTTGGAGCAATTGCAGGACCTTTCCCAATTGGGCCTGTAGATTATCCAATTGATATCGCAAACGAACGCGATCTAATCAATACTTTTGGCAAACCACTTTCAACAGATGCACAATATGAGTACTGGATGAGTGCATCATCCTACCTCTCATATGGTGGTATTCTTAAGGTTGTTAGAACTAGTGGCAGCACACTCAATTGTGCAAATGCTGGTGTAGGAATTGGAACGACCACTACACTCAACATTAAAAATTACGACGATTATCAAAATAATTTTTCAACTGCAACAAATTTCACATTTGCAGCAAAAAATCCAGGCTCTTGGGCAAACAGTTTAAAGGTTTGCTTTATTGACGATTTTGCCGATCAAACGATTGGTATTACTACCACAAATCCATCTGCCTATGGCGCAACTATTGGATTTGGAGTTACAACTGCACTCACAAATGCAGTAATTCCTGGTGTTGGATCAACATCATTGTTTACTGGGTATTTGAAAGGGATTATCACAGGAGTTACCACTGATTCCACAAATGGAAACAGTACAATTGATATTCACGTTGTTTCTAGAGTTTCTTCTGCAGGTACAGAAACCCCAATCAATTATTCTCAGGGAAATACTTTTGCATCATTTGCAACTTCCCAGACTTTGCGTTTTATAAACAACTCCGGTATTGCAACTGGAAACACCTCAGCAGCAGGATTTACTCCCGCAACGGTTGTAGATTGGTACGATCAACAAACTCTTGGTCTGACTAACGGCACTGTTTATTGGAAGTCCATTGCACCAAAACCAGTAACTACAAGTTACACTGCAGGAAGAGGTGGAGAAGGAGATGGTATCAACATTGCTGTTGTTGATGATTTTGGTGCAATCACCGGAATTCAAGGTTCAATCATTGAGAAGCACGTAGGTCTTTCCAAGGCACTTGATGCAATTTCCGCAGTTAATTCTCCACAGAAAATCTGGTACAAGAATTATATTGCAGATTTCTCATCACAAATCTACGCAGGATATAATGCATCTAATGGTGCAGATGCATTCTGGGGAACTTCACCAAGAGCAGTTGCATTCTCCACTTCATTCACTCCAGTAACATCTGGTGGTGGAGTTTGGGGACAAAATGCACAGGGTGTTACATTTAATGCAATCGGTAACAAGACTTATACCTTAACTGGTGGTGTTGATTACGCTGCTGGTGGTGGAATGGCAGCAACTCTTGGTGACCTAACAACTTCATATAATCTCTTTAATAATAAGGATAATGTTGCTGTTGATTATTTGATTATGGGTCCTGGTTTAACCAATGAATCAGATTCACAAGCAAAAGCAAATAGTCTAATCTCAATCGCAGAATTGAGAAAGGATTGTGTAGCAGTGGTTGGTCCTCATAGAGCAAACTTGGTAAATATTACCAATACGGCTACTCAGACCACTAATTTGATTAGATTCTTCAGTTCACTTTCTTCATCATCTTATGCGGTCTTTGATAGTGGATATAAGTACACCTATGATAGATTCAATAATCTGTTCCGTTATGTTCCTTGCAATGCTGATATTGCAGGTTTAATGTGCAGAACAAACATTACCTCATATCCTTGGTTCTCCCCTGCAGGACAACAGAGGGGGATCCTGAATAATGCAATCAAACTTGCATACAATCCTTCCAAGGATCAAAGAGATCAACTCTATCCATTAAGAGTTAATTCTATTGTTACTCAACCTGGAGTTGGTACTCTTCTCTTTGGAGATAAGACTGCTCTTGGATATGCATCCGCATTTGATCGCATTAACGTTCGTCGTCTGTTCCTTACAATTGAACAAGCACTTCAAAGAGCAGCAAATGCTCAACTCTTTGAACTCAATGACGAACTGACTAGAGCAAACTTCAGAAACATTGTTGAACCATATCTTCGTGATGTTGAAGCAAAGAGAGGTCTTTATGGATTCCTCGTTGTTTGCGATACCACAAATAACACTCCTGATGTGATTGATAATAATGAATTCCGTGCTGATATTTACCTGAAACCAACCAAATCTATTAATTATGTCACTCTTACCTTTGTTGCAACTCGCACAGGTATAAGTTTTGAAGAAGTTGCTGGTACTGTTTGATTTAAAATAAATAAATTAAAAGGAGAATCCACAAATGGCACACAGTCTTTCAGATTTTAAATCAACACTTAAGGGCGGGGGTGCTCGCCCCAATCTATTTCAAGTAACATTAACTCTTCCAACTATTGCTGGATATACCAAACCATCAGAGTTTGATAAAAACTTCAGCATATTATGCAAATCTGCAGCTCTTCCTGCATCAAATATTGCAAATGTTGATATTCCATTTAGAGGAAGAATTTTTAAGGTAGCAGGAGAAAGGACATTTGATACCTGGCAGATCACTGTAATTAATGATACTAATTTCCAAATTAGAACTGCAATGGAAGAGTGGATGCAACTTATTGGTCAGTATCAGGATGGTAGTGGCGTTACTACTCCCACATCATATATGCAAACCGCACAGGTAGATCAACTCACAAGAAAGGCTTCTGATCAAGCAAAAACAGGAACTGCCGGACTTGAGGTTGCTAAAAGTTATACATTTTATGACATTTTTCCAACAAATGTTTCTGCAATTGATTTATCATATGATACTGCAGATGCAATTGAAGAATTTACCGTAGAATTCCAGGTTCAGTACTGGTCACCTGCAAACAAATCAAATACTTCTACTACTCCTTAAATTTAAGGTATAAATAGTAGAAATAAATTAGAATTTGATTATGGCAAAATTGTTTGGATTCTCTATTGAGGATACTGAAGAACTATCACCCACTACTCTATCTCCGGTTCCTCCTAATAGTGAGGATTCCGTAGATCACTATTTGAGTAGTGGGTTTTTTGGTTCGTATGTTGATATTGAAGGAGTCTATAGGACTGAATTTGATTTAATCAAAAGATATCGGGAAATGGCACTTCATCCCGAGTGTGATAGCGCAATTGAAGATATTGTAAATGAAGCAATCGTTAGTGATACCAACGATTCTCCCGTACAAATTGAACTTTCAAATCTAAATGCAAGTGACGGCATTAAGAAGAAAATTAGAGAAGAGTTTAAGTATATTTTAGAACTTCTAGATTTTGATAAGAAATCTCACGAAATTTATAGAAATTGGTATATTGATGGAAGACTATATTATCATAAGGTAATTGATCTCAAAAATCCAGAAGCAGGTATTCAAGAATTTAGATACATTGACGCAATGAAAATGCGTTATGTACGACAGGCAAAGAAAAAGGAAAGTGATAAGTATAAGATTTCATCCAGGACTGTTGACAATCCAATGGATTTTGAGTTCCCTGAAATTGAAGAATACTTTGTGTATAATCCAAAGATGACTTATCCAACAGGAACTCCTGCACCTGGAGCTCTTGGTGGTTCTTCCAGTGGAATCAAGATGTCAAAAGATTCCATTGCATATTGCACTTCTGGACTTGTGGATAGAAATAAGGGATCAACTCTTTCATATCTCCATAAGGCAATCAAGTCACTCAATCAATTGAGAATGATTGAAGATAGTCTTGTAATTTATAGACTTTCAAGAGCACCAGAAAGAAGAATTTTCTACATTGATGTTGGTAATCTTCCAAAGGTAAAGGCAGAGCAATATCTTCGTGATGTTATGATGAGATATCGTAACAAGCAAGTATATGATTCTGCAACCGGAGAAATTCGTGATGATAAGAAGTTTATGGCTATGCTTGAGGACTTCTGGTTACCTCGTAGAGAAGGTGGTAGAGGAACAGAAATCACAACTCTTCCTGGTGGACAAAATCTTGGAGAAATCACCGACATTGAATACTTTAAGAAGAAACTGTACCGTTCATTGAACGTACCTCCATCAAGAATGGATGGTGAAGGTGGATTTAATCTTGGACGTTCATCAGAAATTCTACGTGATGAAGTTAAGTTCACTAAATTTGTTGCTCGTTTGAGAAAGAGATTCTCGGCAATGTTTAGTGATATGTTGAGAACTCAATTAATTCTCAAGAACATTATTACCCCAGAAGATTGGGCAGTAATGGATGAGCATATTCAATTTGACTTCCTGTATGATAATCACTTCTCTGAACTCAAGGACGCCGAACTTCTAAATGAAAGGTTGAATATGGTTCAGGTTGCGGAACCATATGTTGGAAAATATTTCTCCCAAGATTATCTTCGTAGAAAAATTCTTCGTCAAACTGATCAAGAGATTATTGAACAGGATCAAATTATGAAGAAGGAGATAGAGGATGGAATTATTCCAGACCCAACTATTCCAGTTGATCCAATGACAGGAATGCCAATGGATCCAAATGCACCTCCTACACCTGGAATGGATTTGGGTAAGCCAGTTATGGAACCAAATATTGATAGTCAGGGAAATGCAACAAAAGCAGATGGAAAAATTGCAGAAATTCCCAAGGGTGGGGAGATATAAATAGATTCAGTTCCAACTTAATGTATTAAAAAATGGATGATTTAATGGATATGATTGCCGCTGATCAATCACCATCACAGATTAGCGATAAAATTAAAGACTTGCTATTCTCAAAATCGGCAGAAAGAATTGATGCTTTCCGCCCTATGGTAGCAAGTTCGGTATTTGGCGAAAATGAAGAATCCGAAGAAGAAGAATACGAGGAAGAAGGCGAAGAGTGATAGATAATGTCTGAAAACCTATCAGATTTCTTTAACCTTATAGCAGAAGCAAATAGGCAAAAGAAAAAATTAAAGGAAGAAGAAGATAAGTTTATTTCAGAACTTATTGGGGCGAATGATATTGTTGAAAATATACTTCTCGAACTTACTGGAAGAGAATACGAAAAAGAGCAACAAGAATTAGTTGATAATATCATTGAAGAAGTAGAGGAGGAAGTAAAGGATATTAATGATGTTGTTAGAAATATCATTAAGCCAGAACCCCAACAAGATACTAGAAAATATATCAAGGAAGGATTATTAAATATTCCTTCTAATGAAAAAACTCCCGACCCCCTTACTCCACTCAATCAGAACTTTGTAACTTTAGACCAGCTTCAACAGCACTATAAGTTATTCATCAATCGTATTCAACAACAACTCTCCACAATTGGTGGTGGTGGAGAAACACGTTTTAAATACTTGGATGATATTGTAGGACTTGCAACCAATTCAAGTTTTTATGATGGAGGAGTGTTAGTATGGAATGCATCTACAAATACTGCAGAATTTACAACTAATATTGGTATTGGAACTACCGGACTTTTAAGTAATGAAACTCTGGATACAGTCACCGACCGTGGAAATACAACCACGAATGGTATTGGAGTTTCGTTTGTAAATCTTCCAGTTGGTTCTGTGATTTCTGGTGTATCTTCAATTGTTGCTAATATCACAAGAGCAAATTTAAGTTCAGTTCTTGAATATGGACCATATGCTAATCTTGGTATTGGTAGTTATGGATTAACATATGGTATTACTGGTGTTAATTATGCAGTTTATGAACTTCAAGTAGTTCCATCACCCACACTTCAAATAGGTGATATTATTGCTGGTGCAGGTATTTCAGTTGGAAGTGCAATTATTGGTATTGGTACTGGTACATATAATAAGGTTATTATTGCTGATAAGACTTTCCCTGTAGGTGCAGGTGTATCTCCTATACCTTATGGAACAATCATTAACTTTGCTCGTGCAGTTGTTAATCCTGGTTTATCAGTCGCAACACTTGATAATACAGACATTACATTAAATGCAGGTGCTAATAGTAATGTTGTTACTCACTCAGATATTCTTCCATATGCAACTAATATCTGGTCGTTAGGTTCTCCTGCAAGAAGATTTAAAGAAGTCTGGTTTGGAACTGGTACAATTTACGTTCAGGACGAAACATTAGGAAACGACCAAGCACTTGGAGCAAAGGGTGGCAATTTCTATATCAAAGGTGGTGCTGGTTTAGAAGTTGGTGAATGGATTTTACAAGATAATAATATAAAAATTAAAAACTCTGCCCGTGATGTTTATTTTGGTTCTCTTGGTGCGACTGCGGATGTTGTATTCAATCGTGCAATTAGAGTTCAAACATCTGCTGGTTCTACTACTTTTAGTGTTACAAGAAGTGGTCTCGTTCAAATTGATACACCAAGTATTCCTATACAAAGTCCTGGTGCTCTTAATATTGTAGGTAGTAGTAATGGAGCATTCCAAGTTGTTAGTGGTGCTGGTAATATGTTGCATATTACTGGAAATGATAATCTTGCGGGCAAAATTACATTAGATGGATTTGGAACTAGTTATCAAACTGGTTCTGCCAGTATCACAGGTCGTGGTGCAAGAGGAACAGCATCAGCACCAACCAATACACAAGCAGGAGATGTGCTGTTTAGATTGAGTGCTATTGGATATAGTACAACTAACTATCTCACAACTAATACAGGTGGTTCACCTTTAAGTATTGAATTTGCTGCAAGAGAAGCATTTAGCACTAGTTCTATTGGTTCTGTAATAAACTTCTATACCAGTCCAGTTGGTGCTGCACAAAGAACATTATCGGCAAGTATCAATAGTAATGGTTTATCCTTTGCTGGTACAGGTAGTACTACTGGTATTACTTTCTATGATAATTCAAGATTAACATATTTCCCATCACAAACAGCAGCAACAGCAGATAAGTTCCTTAAGGTTACTAATGTTGCTGGTAATTATGTAATGTCTTGGGAGACACCTCCTACTATTGTTGGTGCTGTTATCTACAAAGGAACATATAATGTTGTTACCAATACTCCACCAATCACAGATGCATCAGGGCAAGCAGGTTGGGAATATACAGTAGTTGGAACTGGTACAACCAATTTTGGTAGTGGTAATCTATCACTTCAAGATGGTGACTTGCTAATTCATAATGGAACTCACTACGATCAAATTCCTGGACCAAGAACTCAACTCAATTCTGATTGGAATGCAACTACTGGTGTTACTGCAATTCTAAACAAACCAACGATTGTTAATAAAATTATTGGAGGAACTGGTGTATCACTATCTCCTTCTAATGGAATTGGAACAGTCACAATTAATGCAACTGGAACACAGAATTTAGATTCTGTATTAACTAACGGAAATACTTCGGCACTTGGAATAAATGTTGGAGTTGTATCCGCAACTTCTTATACTGGTAATGGTGTAAATCTAACTGGTATTGTGACTTCTATTGTTGCTGGTACTGGTGGAATTACAGTATCAGGTTCAACAGGACGAGTTACGATTAATGGAACGGCTCAAGTCAATAGTGATTGGACTTCAACAGTTGGTGTTGCTTCTATTCTGAATAAACCAAATATTGTCAATCAAATTATTGCTGGGAGTGGAGTTTCAATCACACCTACGAATGGAATTGGTATTGTTACGATTACTGGAACTCAAAACTTAAATTCAATATTAGGTTATGGAAATACTTCATCACTTGGAATGAGTGTTGGTGTAGTTACTGCAACTTCTTATAGTGGTTCTGGAACAAATCTAACTGGTATTGTAACTTCTATTGTTGCTGGTGCTGGTGTTACTATTTCTGGTTCTACAGGGCAAGTTACTATTAGTTCAACACCATCTAATTTTATTTCCACTTCCACTACACAGGCAAGCACACTTACCGTAGATTTTACTGGACCAGATGTAATATTCTGGCAACCAAGTGCTAATGGAAATAGAACAGTTACACTAACTAATTTTACAGCAAATAGAGGAATTAGAATTTTTATTACTCCTCATGCTGCTGCAAATACTTTTACATTTACTGGAGTAACTGCAAGTCAATGTAGTAATGGTAGTAATGTTTATCAACTTGG